CGAAAGTATTAAGGTGCGAGTGTTCCAAGCGAGCGCTGTTGCATCCAGTATATGGGTTAGAAAGTATTTTTTGCCTATCATTCGATTCATGTGCCAGCACCCCCTTGAGGCAGAGTGTGCAGTTGGTCTAAACGCAACTGGTACTGACTGGCATCATATTTACGAACATGCTACACAGTACAATACTGCAGATTTGCTCGCTTGGGATTATTCTAAATTTGATGTAAGGATGGGTTCGCAAGTAACATTGGCCGCCTACAGTTGTATGATTGACCTTGCTGAAGCCTTGGGCTACAGTGAAAAAGACCTGTACATTATGAGAATGATGATTGCAGATTGTGTCCACCCTCTTTTGGATTTTAATGGTACTCTTCTTATGGCTTTGAGCTCTAATCCTTCCGGAATCAACACCACCGTGACTATCAACAGTATAGTCGGAAGCCTTTATGTCCGACTTGGCTTTTTCTATAGTTGTCCTGACGAAAAAGATTTCCGCAATTGTGTTGCAGCTATGACATATGGCGATGATTTCATTGGATCTGTTCATGAGAAATTTTCTCACAGGTTCAATTACATTATCTACAAGCAGTTCTTAAAGACTTACGGAATTAAGATTACTCCTCCTAATAAGAGTGAGACCGAAAGTCCCTTCCTGCCCGCTCCAAGTGTGGATTTCTTGAAACGACACAACACCTTCATCCCTGAACTCCATACTTGTGTTGGGGCGTTGGATGAAATGTCGATTGTCAAGAGTCTCTGCTCCAATGTTAGATCAAAAGTCGCGTCTCGAACTGATGTTGCTGTTTCATGTATCGAAGGTGCTCTTAATGAGTATTTTTTCCATGGCCGAGAAACGTATGACTTTAGGCGAAGTCAATTAAAGGAAATTTGCTCTCGGGAGAGAGCAAATATTCCGCTCTCCCTTCTGGACTTATCATTTGATGAGCGCGTCCAGATGTGGAAGGAAAAATATAAAGACACTTAGTTACAACTATGCTGAGGAAGTGTCTTTAATCTCCCACCTATTACATGTTGCATATACATATAATATATATTTTACACGTTTTTATTAAAATCTGTACATAACCCTCCTGTAAATAATCAGCGTTGTGCTTCGTCGCAAAGTCTAAACGAAGCCCTTGATAGTCGGCGCGGTACTGAAAACCGCGCAGTGTCGGATGACACGATAATTCCTCCTTCTAGTATGGACCCTTTAATTTCCACACAAGAACAAACAATGCGATTTGTGGAAGAATCGCCCCAAGATGTAGTTCAAATTTCTTCTGGATATGAATCTACCCGAATGGAAGGCATTGACACTGATTTGAGCTTGCAACAATTCTTTGAAAGACCAATACGAATCGCATCATACGATTGGCTCATTGGTGGAATCTCTCTTTTTGAGGGGTTCAACCCTTGGACCTTGTTTTTCTCCCAAGCTAAAGTCATTAATCGGATTTCCAATTTCAAGAATCTTCAAGCAAAGCTCCATGTAAAAGCTGTTATAACTGGTTCACCTTTCCACTATGGTCGAGCCATTCTTGCTTATACACCATTGCATACCAATGACCTCATTACACGATCCAGATCGAATGTTAGACAAGACCTGATAGGTCTATCTCAGAAACCCAACATCCATTTGAATCCCACCACTTGTGAAGGTGGTGAACTAGTATGCCCTTTTTTATGGCATTACAATTCCCTGAATGTTGTTGGTGCTGATTGGACGGAAATGGGTTTTATGACGTTGCGAGAATTTACACCTCTTGTCCATGCCAATGGATCCATATCTCCTGTTAACATTACTATCTATGCGTGGGCTACTGATGTTGTGCTGTCGGGACCTACTCAATGGAATCCAGCTTCTATTACGCCGCAGGCAAAGAGTGAGTACTCTAAAACACCAGTGTCCTACGTCTCCTCATCAGTGGCATCAATGGCAAAAAAGTTTGTTTCAGCTCCTGTTATTGGTCCTTATGCCAAAGCAACAGAGATGGGTGCCAATGCAGTTGGTGCCATCGCAACTTTGTTTGGCTATTCTAAGCCACCAGATTTGAAGCAAACCATGATCGTGCCTCGCTCTACTTATGACCTTTCTGGGTCCACTGGCTTGGATGATGTTACAAAATTCACCGTGGATCCTAAACAAGAGCTATCTATCGATCCTGCTATTGTTGGATTAAATTCTGAAGATGAGATGGAAATTACGCGTATTGCTTCTCGTGAGAGTTTTCTCACCACATTCGCGTGGTTACCGGGAGAAACGACCGATACACTGTTATTTTCGTGTGTCGTTGATCCTTTCATGTTTCGAACAAATCCTGAAGCCACTATTGCTGAAGATGGCATTACTGAAGTTCACTTAACCTCCCTTGCGTTTGCATGCCTACCTTTCGACTACTGGAGAGGATCAATCAAATTCCGATTCCAAGTCGTAGCGTCGGCTTATCATCGTGGAAAATTGTTGATTTCATATGATCCAGAGCGGGTTGGAGCAAATGTCTCGCTGAATACATCTTATTGTACAGTTGTAGATATAGCAGAAAATCCTGATTTTGAAATATGTGCCGCCTGGTCCCAAAGTGAAAGCTATCGGAAACATCTTGATTTGGCTTCCCCCACTGTGTCGACTGATCTTTTCTCTGTCACACCTACGATTCCGCCCTATGCTTCTTCTTCTTCGGAATGGGGTAATGGAATGATTGCTGTTCGTGTGGTGAACCCTCTTATGTCTCCGGGTGAATCAACCACAGCTATCTATTGTAATGTTTTTGTTTCTGCTGGAGATGATTTTGAAGTAGCGGTTCCTAATCCGCGATTCATGAGCTCTCTCCGCCTTATTGCTCGTCCTCCTCCTATTCCTTCTGCACCTTTTGGAGCATTAACGGAAGATGATTCTGGCCTTTCGGTTATTCCTGAACAAAGTGTGGAACTCTTTGATAAAAATTCATTGCTTCCTCAAAGTCAGATTGATTGTGTTGGAGCAGAAACTCCGTTGACATCTCATATGCCTGATGTGCATTTTGGCGAGAGTCTTCGGAGTTTTCGCCCTTTGCTAAAACGTTATACTATGTCTGAAGCCATCTCGATTCCCGCAGAACCAGGGTCTTCTTTTCGCCTCAATTATGCGTGTATCCAGCGTCCTGCATATCCTTGTGATCCTGGCTATACTCTTTCCGATGATGGTACATTGACTTCTGTTACCCTACCCACAGCAGAAGGAGCAGTAGCACCGCCTGGATCACCTACACGGTATATGTACGCGCACATGACATTGCTGAGATATCTTTCCTGTGCTTTTGTAACATGGAGAGGATCTATCAGGTGGAAAGTGATACCAATATCTACCCGCATCGATATGGAAACCTCATCTTCAGTTGTTGCCAGGTTTACTCCGGGAGCAATCATCAATGTTTTTTCTACTTTTGCACCTACGATTAATCGTTTTCGAACATTCATGTGTCAACAATGGGATGATGTGGGAGGACTTTCGGGTGTGCAAGTCAGCACATCCATTGTTAACCCTAATCATTCCTTTGAGATGCCTTTTCAAACGAATTATCGGTTTGGTTTTGGTAGACGAACAACTGATTTCCGATCAACTGCTGGCTCCAACTTTACTGATTGGATGCAGCTCTGGAAGATGAGGGTGCAATTTCTCTTCCAACAATCCATCCCCCATACCCTTGACTATGTCTCGATGTGTGCTGCGGGAGAGGACTTTACCGTTGGTATGTATTTGGGGCCGCCTGTTTTCTTTTATGATAGGTACCCCCCTACTGCATTGGTATCTTAATTGACCCCCAACGAAGAGTTTTGTGTAGAACTATAAAATACACACTAGAATACTACTTGAAAGCCCAAGTAACGTAACACTAGGATAAAAATGTTGCGTTGGTATAACCCTTCTTACAGAGTCTAGAGATGATTTTTGTCTATCCGGTTATACCGGATGGTACTTTTTACTTCTCCTGTGCTTAATTTGAAAGGGTCTGCCAGAACCAAAATCTCTATTAGTTGAAACTTAGGTCATATCTACCTTTGGAAGTTTCTTCTTTTCCTG